GGCGGGAGCGGCGCCCCATCGGGGAGCACGGGCGGCGCCGAGATGACCGGCGGAGGCGGCTCGACGATGGAGGGCGGCGGAGCCCATGGGAGCGGCGGAGAGACGGTCGGCGGGTTCGCCTGGTCCTCGACACCCTTGACCGCGTAGCCCTCAACGGTGAGCTTCTCGGCTCCGAGCCCGTCAAATACCCACTGGAGCACTTGCGCCTCGGTGAGCTGGTCGTACGGCGTGAACGGCGTTCCCGCCTGCCATGTCACGCCGATCGAGCCAGGGACGACGCTCGTGAACGTGCCGTTCGTCGCGGTGCAGCACCACGCGACCGAGAACACGACGTCCGTCTCGCCATCCTGTTGCGGGTATGCGGTCATCGAGGTGACCGCCCAGTTGATCGTCATCATGTGAGCGTAACTGCCTTCCATGCGCCGTTGTAAACGTAAAACTTATTGTTGGTCGTGTCGTAGTACATGGGCACGCGACCGGAGATGGCGGAGGGCACTCCGGTCGGCGCACCTGCGGCGGCGGGAATGTAAAAAAACCCGTTCGTCATGCCCGTGGTGCCGCTGCCAGCGTAGACGTTGCCGGACGCATCCAGCGTCATCGCCTGCGTGAACGTGATAGTGTTTCCTGCGGTGCCGGAGGGGGCGGTGTGCCAAGAATGAACACCAGAAAGCATCTGGTAACGATTTGCCGCCGCTGTGATTACATACTTCCAGTCCGGACCATCAAAAAACGCATTTTGAGTGTAATAGGTGCCGTTTGTGCTATTGCTGCCAAGCGTTGTTCCCACGGTTTGAAACGCGCGGTATGAACTACCCCACGCACTCAGCGTAACGCCCAGACCAAGGTTGCCGGCGCCGTTGGCCGTCATGACCTGCGTTTGTCCGCCTGCGGCGTTCCACACGAGCCAGGTTGACGTGTTATTCGCAGCGGCGCTGGAGCTGAACACGTTCGAAAAGCCATGGCGGTAGGAGCCCGTGGCGTCGTACGAGAACGTGAGGTCAGCGGTGCCGATCAGGTTTGCCGATAGGACGCCGAGGCGCCCAGACATTCCCGATGTCATGCCGATGCCGACGTTGCCGACCGTAAAATACGTACCAGACGACGCGATCTCCAAGCCCTTGTACGCGCCGAATGCCGCGTTCGCAGCGACGAACAGCACGTTGCCAGAGGGGGCGCTGTCGCGGAACCAGGCGTAGGTGTCGACGCCGGTCGCCACGCGGATGCGCGTCGCCTCGAACGGCGCACCAGCAAGCGTCTGCGTGATGAGGCTGTCCCCCAGCGTCGTCGCGCCGGTCCAGCGGGGAATGGTGTTCGTGGTGCCGGAGCCGCCGACGGGAGGGCCGCCAGCGGAGCCAAGGATCCCGCGGAGCATTACCAACCCTCCCCGGGGATGATGTGCAGCGAACCGCCGACGCCGCCGATGTACGTGATCGTGTCGTGGTCGTCGGGCTTCGTGATCGTCACTTGCCCGAATGGCACGGGGTAGTCAGCCGTCGTTGCGGACTTCGCGCCGTCGCTCGCCTTGTAGGTGCGGACGTAGACGACGATCGTTCCGAGGTTCGTCAAGCACAGCGATTTGCAGTTAAGGCCGATCGTCGACGAAGCAGCGACGGCGCCAGGGGCAACGGTGATGCCCTGCGTGTACGCAGGGTTGAAGGTCTCGAGAGCAGCCATGATGACTCCGAATCAGAGGAGGTAGGTGACGGTCCAGCGGTATTGACCCGCCGCGTTGGGAACCGGGACGGCGATGGTCAGCGCGGGCGATCCACTCTTCGTGAAGATCATTCTCCACGTCGAGGTGCCCGTGTTGTACGTGAGCCCGAGCTGCCACCCGTCGATGGGGGCTGAAAGCGCTAGTTGCTGCTGCGACGTCGGCTGAATCGCAGCCGGGAGGCCGGTGAAGTAGTCCGTCGCCGTCGTGAACGTGAACGTGGCTGGGTTTGCGACGTTCACCGCCAGCTCGAGCGTGACGACGTTCCCGACGACGGTGTAGCGCCCGCTGAAGGTTGTTCCCACCGCCGAGGTGACCGTAGCGGTCGGCGTGAATGTGCCCTGCGCGACATACTGCGACTGCGTCGCGTACCAAGTGCTCGAGGCGCCGTTGTAGCGCAGCATGAAAGACGCGCCGGCCTGGAGCGTCGCAGGCGCACCAACAATCGCCACCGCGCCGTTGAGAGCGATCGTAAGCGTCGTCACCGCCTGCGTGCACGAGACGAGGAGCTCCGTCCCGTCGGCGAGGTTCGCCGCAGCCGGAAGCGTGATCGTCATCGCGGCGAAGGCCATCGTCGGGGTGACGATGAGCCACGTCGGCGCCGTCGTGCTCGAGACCGCCACGTTCGTCCCGTTGACGTTCGGCGAGGCGTACTGCGTGACGAAGTCGGGCGAGGCGAAGTTCGCCTCGATGTAGTCGAGGAGGGTCGCAAGCGACGCGCGACGACCGCTGCCGTTGATCGTCGAGTAGAGGATCATCTGGTCGCTACTCGAGAGCGACTGCACTTGCGAAAGTTGGTTGAGCGACGACATGCTTACTCCTCGAAATCGAGGTCGTTCCCGGCCTCGGTGGCTTGATCCTCTGGCGGGCGAAGGAACGGACCCCAGAACATGCCCCAGTACTTGTTACCAGCACCCGCGGGTGTCTGCGTCGGGTACTGCATCGTGCCAGGACGGGCGGCTCGTACGAGCAGCGTGTTGAGCGCTTCACGCGCCGCAACGAGCGTCCCCTGCGAAACCTGCTTGCCGTACGACGGCGCGATCTTGATCGCGAGGTTCGTTACGATCGCCTCGTTCGCGCGATCGGGTACCGCCGTCGGCGTGTCGAGGTCCGATTCGCCCGGCGTCATCGGCAGCGGGTAGCCGAGCAGGATGCCGCGCTCGTACCAGTCCGCCATCATCGTGTCGAGACGGCGAAGCGAGCTCTCAAGCTCCTGCGGTTGAAGGTTGAACACGTAGTCGGCGAGGCCGATCTCCGTGTAGGCCGCTTCGACGTACTGGCGCTTCGTCCACGGCATCGCTCACTCCTTCGCCGCGAGCGCGGCTTCAATGGCGTCAAGAAGACGCTTGTCGCCCCATCGCTTGTCGACCTTGACGCCGATCTCCGCAGCCTTCGCCTCGAGCTCCTCGCGCGTCGGAGGCGCGTCGTCAGCGGGAACGGTGGGCGGGGCGAGGAACGCCTCGACGGCCTCGGGGAGCGTCGCGAACCAGCCCGCAGAGAGCGCAGCAGCAGATTCCGTCTCGTCCTTGACGAGTTCGGCTCCGTACGTCGTCCCCTTCGGTCCGACGTGAGGCCCCGGGCAACGGTAGACGAGCGCGGGGAAGTCCATTCACTTCATGCCCTTCTTCATTGGCGCCTTGCTCGGCTTGCCGGCCTTCTTCGCAGCGGCGCGCGCGGTCGAGAGCGCGACGGCGACGGCCTGCTTCTGCGGCATGCCGGCCTTCATCTCCTTCGAGATGTTCTTCGAGATCGACTTCTTCGAGTAACCCTTGGCGAGCGGCATTGCGTCCTCCGATGGCGTGAGCGTACACGCCGCACGCTAGCACGCAAACGAAGAAAGGGGCGACCGAAGCCGCCCCCTTCCTCGTCGTGTGTCTCACTGGTTGAACATCATCACGCCGCTCATCTGCGGGTTCTTGTTCACGACACCGAAGAGGCAGTCCACGCGGAACTTCTCGGTGTTCGTGTTGATGTCGAAGAACTTCGACGCGGTGAGCTGGAGACCGTTGTCGGTGACCGCCTGCATCGTCGCGACGCCCGCAGCCGAGGGAACCACGAGACGCCCCGGGAGGATCTCGAGGCAATCCTTCTGCCAGAACGGGTTGACGAAGTTCGTGCCCGTGTTGAGGAACACGATCGCCGCGTTCGCCGCCGGAGTGTTGTTGATGCAGTTCTGGTACATCAGCTCCGCCTGCGTCGCGCCCTGCGCCGAGACGATCGGCGGGTTGATGGTCGCGAGGTTCGCACCGTCGACGGAGACGACGCGGAAGGTCTTGAGCGACCCCGTGCCGGTCTTCGTGATCTGATGGCACGCCTCGAGGTTCGCGATCGTGAAGTAGTCGCCAGCGACGACGCCGGCAGCCTGAACGCCCGCAATGGTGACCTGCTGCACGCGGTTATCGACGTTGATCTTCACGAGGCCGTTCGAGCTCGTGGTCGTCGCCGCCGGAGTGAAGATGTTACCACCCGCCGCAAGCGTGTTGATGACGAGCGCTCCGCCGCCAGCCGCCGCCGTCTTGCGCGTCGCGTAGTCGAGCTTCAGGGTCGTGAAGCCGGAGACCATGCCGATCTGCGCGCGCTCGTAGGCCGTGTCGCTCTTCGTGTTGCCGAAGGAGCGCGAGAGGCCCTGGAGGTTGCTCGCCATGCCGTTGTAGGCCGAGGTCGAAAGGGCGAGATAGCGATCCCACGCCGGGATGCCCTGCCCGTTGAAGATCTGGTCGCACTGCGCGACGTCGTCGAAGCCGGTGGGCGACGTCGTGCGACGAACGAAGAGCGACCCCTGGCCGGCGGCGCCGAGGAGGGCGACGTTCACGTCCGAAGCGAGCTTCTGCTTCGCTGCGTCGTAGAGGCGACCCTCCTGAAGCGCGTCGCGAAGGTCCATCGCCGTGAGCTGGAAGCTGACGGTCTTCGTCGTGTTGATCTGCGATGGGACCGCGAGCTGCGTGTAGTCCTTGAATCCGGTCGCGGAGATCGAGGTGCCCGCGGTGCCGTCGATCGACGTCGAGACGTACGGCATCGGACGCCAGATGACGTTGTCCGTGCGCGCCATCGTCGTCTGGTCGGTGTTGTAGACAGTCGCCGCCTTCGAGATGACGAGACCGTCCTGAAAGCCCTCGAGGAGATTCTCGAACGCGACGACCTCTTCCTTGGAAAATGCATTGGCCATGGTGGAATCCTGAAATGGTTATTTCGACGCGCTTCGAAGCTGACGCTTGTAGGCGAGGAGGCGATCGGCGTTGCCGGTGCGCTGGGCCTCGTCTCGAAGCCGCTCGAGAGTCGAGTCGACGGTTGACTTGGGAGCGGAGCCCTTCGGCGTCTGCTCGGGTGCAGGGGGTTTTGCTTTGGGGCTCACTTTGAGTTGCGTTTCTAGCTTCGCGACCGCGAAGCTGAATTTGACCGGGTCTCGAATGGCTGAAAATTCCTTGAGCTTCTCGGGGTCTTTGCCGAGCGCGTACGTGAGGAGCGCGGGGTTGTCTGCGCCGCTCACGATGATGCCCTGCTGCGTGACGTCGAGCGCGTCGATGACGGCGTGCTCGGCTTCCTCGTAGTCGCGTACGCGAAGGGTCGACTTCGCCTTCTTGTACGATTCGATCTTCGATTCCCACGCGGACCGCTCGGCCTCTTGCGCCTGCTTCTGCTTCGCCTCGTGCTCGTCTTGAGCGCGCTTGCGTTCGAACCAGTTCGCGAGGGCCGCTTCGTACCTCTCCGCGTCGTAGTCGTGGTCCTCGAGCTTTGGCTTCGCACCGAGCGCCGGCGGTCGGTTCTCGACCGGCGCGGTATTCAGCTTGGCTCGCAGTTCACGCACTTCGCGTTGAAGTTCTCGCTCCTTCTTCCGAAGCTCACGAACCCACGACGGGGCCGCTTGCTTTGGCTCTTCCTCGGGCTTTGCGTCGCCGATGGTGACGGTGACCTCGTCCTCGATGGCGTCTTCGTCCGGCTGCTCCTCGGTAGGTTGCTCGGGGGGCTGCGGCTCTTCGGTCGCCTCTTCGTTCGTTGTCTCGACGCTCTGCTCCTGAAGTTCTTCGTCCATTCGTTCCTCGACTCGCCGATGGGGTCGGCGGCGCCCTTACGACTGCGGAGCCGGTCGCGCGGTAGTAGCTCGCGCGATGGCTTCCGCCGTCTTGATAGCCTGAGCCTGTCGGTCAATGTCGACCGTGGCAAGTGTTTTCACCGTGTTCGCCTTCGTCTCCTCGCTCTTCGCGACGGCGAGGGCCGTGTCCGCCTGCGCCTTCATGGCGCGGGCCTGCGCCTCGGTGGCAGCGGCTTGGAGGTAGAGTGCTTGCGGGTCGGGCTGCTGCTGCTGCGCGGCGGCTGCGAGCTCCTGCGCCTCTTCGTCGGTTGGCTTCACGACACCGGCCTGCACGAGACGCTTGCGGAAGAAATCGCGCATGTCGCCGAGCCCTTCGCCGTCCATCTGCATGAGGAGCATTTGCTCGACGACGCCCGCCGTCTGCGGGTCTTTCGTGAGCTGGAGAAGCGAGAGTAGCTGGCGCTGCGTCGCGTCCCTGCGGCTCTGCGTCGCGGGACCGACCTCTGCGACGACGTCGAAGGATGCGCGCGAAAGGTCGTTCTCGATCGTGTACCCGCCGCGCGCATTGATCGTCGGGCGCTGGAGCTCCACCGAGGAGACCTCGCCCTGCTCGCCGATCGTCTTCATCTTCCGCTTCTCTTCGACGTAGACGTCGCGCGCCATCGAAAGCCAGATCTCACCGCATCGCTTCATCGCCTTGGCGAAGTTGGACATGTAGATAAACGCCTGCATGTCGATGCGGTTCGTGACGGCCTCGACGGCCTTCCCCGAGACGCCGGAGACGAGCTTGTCCGCGCCTTCGGGGTTTCCGAGGACGTCGCGCATGTCGGCGTCCGACATCTGCACGATCGCCGCGAGCGCGGGCGAAACTTGTGGAGGCTTCGTGTAGCCGACGGGGCCTGCGGGCTGCACAGACCCGTCTGCTTGCGTGATCGGGTTCACGAGGAGGAACGGACGGTTGACGATGTTGTCGGTCCGCCACTGCTCGGCGATCTCGCCGGAGACCTGCTCGGGGAGGAAGATCGGCTTCTCGATAGGCGAGAGCGCGGCGATCTCCGTGAGCTTTGACTTCTGCATGTTGGAGAGCCGCTGCGCGTCCTTCGCGAGACGCACGACGCCCATGCATCGCTCGACGTTGTCGACGAACCAGCGCTTGCCGTAGACGGGGACGATCGGGATGTTCTTGCCCGCGATGTAGCCCTGGTCCTCGAGGATGCGCCCGCCGCTCATCACGTACTTGTGCACGCGGCGACGCTTCGTGCGCTTCTGCCCGATCTCCGTCGCGCCCGTACTCGAAAGCATCCGCTCGAGGTTCTCGTCCTCGTCGAAGTCGGCCTTCGTGTACCGCTCCGTCGAGCCGTCGAGAAGGCGGAAGATGCGCACCGTCTCCGTCGTGTCTTCGACGCGGTAGTACTCGGCGACGTAGACGACGTCGGGCGTGCACCAGTCGTACTGCGCGCGCGTGACGATCTTCGGCCACGTCGACGGGTCGTCGCCGTAACGCTCGACGTACGCGGGGCGCGACATGCTCGTGACGACGAAGGCAAAGCGCGCATCGCTCTTGTCCTGGCGCTTCGCTTCGAGGTCGAAGAAGACCGACGTGTCCGCGTCGAAGATCGGCTCGATGCGGATGCGCTGCCGATCGTTCTCGTCGTCGTACTCGTCTTCCCAGTCCGCGCGGAGGCGCCACGCTCCGAAGCCGCCGCCGACGGCCTCCTCAAAGGCGTTGTCGTAGGCTTCGTCCGCCGTCGAGTCTTGCTCGTCGGCGCGGTAGAGCCCGTCGCACACGTCGGCGAGGTCGTCGACGTCGGCGCCGTCCTTCGAGACGAAATCAACCGAGATGCGGTTCGCGCGGTACTCGTTGATGACGCGCATGACCGCACCGTGAACCTTGTTCACCTCGATGCGTGGCTTGTTCTCGTACTGCGTGAGCCAGGGGCCCTCCCACTGAGCACCCGCAATCGAGTAAAAGCGCCGGTCGTCAACGCACATGCGACGCTCGGCTTGCAGCGCCGTCTGGATGTCGTCGTACTGCGTGAGCGCGTCGCCGTGCACGCGCGCGAACCGGGACTCCTTCGATTCAGCCATGGGGCGACGGTATCACTTGCTCCAGCCGGACGCCATTCCGCCGATGTTGACGACGGGTGCGGGCTTCTGCGCAGTCGTGCGGCGCGCTGCTTCGCACGCATACCTGAGGGCATCGACGCAGTTTGACACAAGCACGCCACCGACAACGAACTCATGATGCTCTTCAACCGTCAGATCGTAAACGCGCTGCGAGCACCCTGCCGCGCGCACGGTTTCCACACGAGCGGGAGCAAGCCCTAGCCTTTGAGTGCTTGTTTGCAGCGAATGAAGATCCGCACTCGGCGCATGTGCGCGTTTCATCGTCCACTCCTTTTGCCCTTCGCCAAGCAGACTTGCAGGCGTTTGAGCAAAAGCGATCGCGGTTCCCGATGGCGCGAGGAGCAAAGACGGTTGCGCAGTGATCGCAAGGCTTTGGAGTCGGCTTGAATGACTCGTAAGCCAATGAGCCAACCCGACGATGAACCTCGCGACCTTCTTCGCTTCGATGCCAAGCCTTCGTCGAATCGCGGATACGGTCGAGATGCTTTGCCTGCTCTCGCTTGCGCTCGTCATCCCACTTGTGACGCTCTCCGATGTGCTGCTTTGGTGTGACGCACTCGAGGTTTTCGATGTCGTTGTTGAGCGTGTTCCCGTCGACGTGATGAACGTGGCATCCGTCTGGAATCGGTCCGTTGTGGTGCTCCCACACGTCTCGATGAAGATAGGCGATTCCTCCACCTTGCTTCGATCGATGCCAGTACAGACGGTCGGACCTTCGCTCGCTGTCAGGGTACCTTCGATATTTTCTGCCGTTCCATTCCATTCGCTCTGACATGACCGAACCTCTCCTAGAAGTTCGTCATCGTATCGCAAAGCATCGGCTCTAACAAATCCCCTGCGCGTGAAAATGCGATGGTCCGGTGTGCACCGAACCACGCCTAGCGTGGTCTTCACTTCAACGATTTCCCGATCGAAATCGGTGATGCCAGCGAAGAGGACTCGTCGCCATCCGCCGCGAGTCAGAACGCGGTCATCAGTCGTCACTGATTCGATCGGCACAAGCCCGCGCTCGCATCTCACGAGCTCGCCCTCTGCAATACAATGGTTATCGCGGTCTTCGAGCACCGGGAGCACCGCGCCCGTCAGCGGGTCGGCCTTGTAGCTGTAGAGCGTGAGCTCGTCGATGAGGTGCACGCAACGCGGGTGGACGACGATGTCATGCGAGCGTAGCCACTCGACGCCCTCCTCGAGGCTGCGCGGGCCTTTGACCGCCGCCATGATCTTCGGGTAGCCGTTGCGGCGCATGTGCGAGATCGTCTCGGGCCTCGCCGAGTCGGCGACGATGGGCCAGCGCTCGGAGCCGGGCACCGTCGAGAAGAGCGTCGGCGTGTCGGCGATCTCGCACCCGACCATGTACGCCTCGTGGTCGACGTAGAGCGTCCGCCCGACGATGTGGCAGCGTACGAGCACCGTCGGGTCGACGGCGAAGCCCCAGTCTGCGCCGAAGCGGTGCACGGCGTCGGCGGGCGCTTCGAACTCCTCGACGCGCCAGTTCTTGAAGACGCGCCGCTCGGAGTTGCGCAGGTACTCGCCTTCCCAGACGTGGCGGTACTTGTCGGGGTCGCGTTTGCGGTCGTACTCGAGCTCGGCGCGGAGGACGCTCGGAAACCATGGGTTGTCGGTGTGGTTCACCGTGAGCAGCTTCGAGCGCGGCGGCATCGTCGCCCCGCAGAACATCGCATCCACCGGGTCGGTTTCGAGACGCGGGTTCCACGAAAAGATGAGCTGCGAGCCCGGCTTGCGGATCGTCGGGATGAGCACGTCGAGGGATCCTTGCGAGACGCTCTGCGCCTCCTCGATCCAGCAGACGTCGATGCCTTCCATCGACTTCACCGAGTCGATGTTCGTGCGGAGGCCGACGAAGAGGAACAGGCTTCCGTTCGCCCCGCGGATCTCCGTGTCGGTCGACGTGAAGAACGCACGAAGACCAGCGCGCTCGATCTCGTCGTCGAGCAGGCGCTTCACCGAGTCTTTGATGCTCTTCTGGATTTCGCGAGCGCATAGGATGCGAAGCGGCTTCTGAGCAGCGCGAAGCACGAGCGCGCTCGCGATGGAGCGCGACTTGCCGCCACCACGACCGCCACGCACGGCGATGTTGCGCAGCTCCTCGTCGAAAAGCGCCGAGGCCCACTCGGGGAGCTCGACGTTCTTCATTCGCCCTTCTTCGAGGCCGTGACGAACGACACGGTCACCGCGGCCTGGAGCGGCGAGCTCGCGTCGCCAGCGACCTCGAGCCGGTCGCCGTACTTCTTCGGGGCGAGCTTTGAGAGAAGCCACTTGCGGGTGTCGACCTGCAAGCGCTTCTGCGCGACGGCGCCCGAGTCGGTTGCGCCCGCCGGAGTGATGGGCGCCGGCTCGTCGCTGATGCGCATGATGTCGCTCGCGATCTTTTCGAGCATGGATTCCCGTGCTTTCGCGTACTGGTCGTTAAGTTCTGGCCGGTCGGCCAGTTCTTTCATGAAGACGCCCCAAGCAAGCCCAACCTCGTCGCACGCCTGCCGCGCGCTCATGCCCGACGCCATGAGCTCGAAGATTCGCTGAACCTTCGCCGGTCGCGCGGCCTGCGCGGCCTCTTGTTTCCGCGTTCGTGGCATCACTGCACCTCGGGAATCCTGTACCACGCCCCCTTCGTCCTGCCCACCCGCTCGACGAGTCCACGCCTGACTGCCTCCACCAGCGCCTTGTGCGTCGTCGTGCGCCCCCACCCTAGCGCCGCACGGGCGACCGCCGTCCTG